GCAGCACCAGGCTCTGCGTGTTCTTTCAACCATTCCAGTGCACTAGCAAGTTCTTGCTTGTTCAATTGGATGGATGACATCTCATTAATTTTTTCTGTAATTTTAGAATCCACAGTTTTTAATTGAGATTCTAACACTGCCTTTTTACCGTATAATTCATCCAACGCTCCCTGCAGCAATTCCGACTGCTTGTCGGATTCGGATAATAAACGGTTTAATTTTCCTAAATCGATCGTGATCATAATTTACCTCCTAAATTCTGAAACTGATATTATCGAAATTTAACCAATTCGAATCAACATTTGATTTTATAACGACATCGCCATTAGCTCCAATACCGATGATGGCTACACCGTAGCTGTTATTTAACGTAGCTAAATACAAATACTTCTCGGGTCTGTATCCTTCGGGCAGCGTAAATATGACCGTCTCACCCTTAGTATTACCACCCTCAGCAGAGCCACGGCAGAAAATAGTCCCATCAACGGATTTTGAAAACTGCACATTTCCATAACCAGAAGCGTGCCTCCAACCGTTCTTCAGAGTAGCGCTCGTCCATACCGGATTGGTCGGAACATCACTCGGAGTGAACTGCATCCACTTCTGCCATCCATAAGTGTTCATTTTACGCCGCATATACATAATATCCGTATTATGCGGAATATAAATCTGAACGGCAAAGTTCGCATCATCTGGGTGAGTATTCACTTGTAAATAACCATATTTCTGATATACATTCAGTCCTTCCGGCAGGTCGTTCATATTGTAAGCGTAATAAAGCCCAGTCTTCATGAAGTCATTAGCTGAACCGGTAATTTTCAATGATTTACCATTAGGCTGCGTGAGCTTCCCGACCTGGACCAGCTCTCCATTTGAATAGATATCTCCACCCACATCGAGTGCGCCACGTTCCCACACCTTGTTAATACCCACTCCATTAGGAGCCTTACACATAACCACTCGCTCCGGACCCACGATGGGAGCCGTGAACTTAGCTTCAGTATATGCATCCGAGATGATGCCATGGACCTCCCAAGAAGATGCCGCTGAGAATTTTCCGACCAGGTCCACATTTGAATTAGTCAACGTATGGACCGTGGAAGAAGTAATTCCACCCCCAGCATTGTCCTGGAAGTAGCCATCATTCGCAGGCTTGACCTGGAATTTTAACTTCATCGTATTCTTCTGAACGCCATTCACAATGAGTGGAGCAATGCGAACATTTCTGCGGACCGTGAGAGTCTGCAGGTCGCCACCGCTTCGGACCACTGAAAAATCAATAACCGGCGCAAAGTACTGCAGCACTTGAATCGGAACAGTGACCACATTTGAAGTCAGACCACGGCTGTCCGTGATATAGGCTCTCACTTCGAAATTACCGTGATTCTTGAAGTAATTAAAAGCAGCGCCGTCCTTAGTGATTACATTTTTTTGACCCACCACTTCGGCATAATATCCCTTCAGAGTGGAACCGTAAGTGCCCTCAAAACCTAGGAACTTACACACCATTTCTGAAAAGGTCTGAACGAATATATTTTTGCCCACTATGTCCTTTGTGGCTTTCGCTTTATCGGTTAGCTCGATTCCGGCCAGCTTAGGCTGAGTACCAGCAGGCAGCCCGATGTCGTATCCATACTTATACACATCCTGCCCAATTTGATTATTGCCATCATAAGTGCGGATGCATAGGTCGAGCGTGCCCGACATAGCGTTAATATTACGCGCAGCATGTTCTGCAGCAGGCGTGAATGTAACCGTGGTACCTAGCCTGGACCCTAAATCAATCCAATCAGAACCCCACGCCTTGTACCAGACTTGATGCGTGAATGATTCAACCTTTCTGTCGAGCGTGACAGTGACTTCACTGCCCAAGCGGCGGTCACCGCTCACACTTGCGATTTGTGACATTCGTGGAATTTTAGGGAAATCAATGCTCGTGCTGGCAGATACTGACCCAAGGGTCCATCCACTATATGCGATACCTTCAGTCCCCACACTCCATACTTCAACATTACGAGTCGCTGCCCCGTCATCATCATTTGAGAATGTAAATTCTAAAGAACCTAAATACTTCTTACTACCTGCGATATATAAAGAACCGATATACAGCCACTGGGTAATACCGGCGATTCGTACATTAAAATAGGCTCCGTAAGTGTTTGGAAAGTCGATTTCATATCCACCGGGGTCATTCCCGATATATAAATCGACTGTGGCGGTCGTTAAATTGCTGACCCTATCCTGGCTTTTAGTTTTAACATTATACTCAACATAGGCATGCCAGTTACCATTAAAATATTGATAAGCCATTCAACTCCTCCTTCCTTACGGTCCTACATACCGTATTACATTAAAATTAGGATTCACATTATATTGCGATTCAATATAATAACCGATTTGAATCGATTTCGTGAATACCCCGTTATCGATATGAATGACCCCTTGAGAGATACTCATAACTTCCTTACCTGAACTAATTAACGAAATTCGGTCATCAGTAATTAATACAGAAGTATCGCCTTGTGGATTCCCGATAGATAAACCCTCATTACCGAATCGCATATTCCTGTCCACAGCATTCCAAACAGCACTCATGGCTCCAAGTTCTGCCTGGATTCCAATCATTCGCTGCGATACTTCAACCAGCTCACGTTCGGCTTGTTTTTTATCTTCTTCCCGGGCATTTACCAGAGCGTCAAATTTAGCACGCCACTCGAGAGTGGTCTCAAGGCTAGCTTTCGCTTTTAGTTCCTGGGTTATTACAAGATTTTGGTCCCTTAGGAGTTTCAATTGGTCCTCAGTGATACCTTTGTCCATTTTCGCTTCAATTTTTGCTTCCAGCTTATCCTCAAGGTCTTTCAATGGCTTTTTAAAGTCCTCGATGGAAGAAGTATCGATGAACACCTTTCCATCGCGAACGCCTAATATTTCCTTTGTTCCGTGGACCACGCGAACACGATTCAAGTCGATGGACCCGGCCACGATTTTATTCGCATTAAGCTCAATAATCTGAGCGACCGCAGCGCTGATTTTTTTCGCTATTACTTCATCGGTAGTCATGGTTTGAATGATTCGTTCCATATCTGCCGTGTCCGCTTTTTTGACCCACTCGCCATTCTGTCGCTCGTATAGTTCCACATAGCCACCGTTAGGCTTAAACCAGGTATCCCCGTTTTTAGGTTCGACCGGTTCAGTCACATCCGAAAACACATTACCTTGACTGGTAATCATGGCATTAAGGTACTCCACTTGCTGCGTGAGCGTGCCGCGGTATTCCTTCGTGCCCTGGCTGACTGTAGCAGATTTACCACTCGAAGTGACACTTAAGCCACCACGGAATGAGAGCTTCTGAGAGAATATCGGCAAAGCCACAAACTGGCCATCGTAAGACTCAACGCTGAGCCATTCGCCGGCAAAGATTGCCATATCCCCCTGCCATTTTAAGGTGTACGGGTAGAAGTTAAAATCACGATACTCATTATATACCCGGCTTAAAATAGCCTGGTTCATGAGCGGATTTTTAAAGGCAATAATATTACCGGTCGTGGACCCTTCATGGAACACGACTTTTTTATTCCCTTCCCCGGTCACTTCATTACTTGCACCGTTCACACGATACAACACCTCGTTTTTTTCAAGGCCGTTCAGATAATAGTTTGACTTCGGAACGCGGCGGTTCGAGTTCGTAAGCTGGATAAATTCAAGTCGACCCAAGCGGTCGAATCGAACAAAACTGCCGTTTAATTGCGCGATGTATACCAGCGCTTCACGTACCGTCACTTTGTCCATTTTTACCGGGACCGGATAATCAGCAACAAGCAGATTAGGAGCAAGCTCCAACTCCGCGATTCGGGCAATTTCTTCTACAATAGCCCTGGTGTTCGATGGATAATCCAACGAGCTGACGAATGGACCATTAAGGCGGTCCATTCCATCAACTGCTGTTATTTTGGTACGCTTGCTATTTCGATTTAATACGATATCCTTCGCATAGAACACTCCTAATGGTATGGACTCGTATCGATCGTGATGAGTTTCAATCGAGATGAACGCTTTACATTTGGAGCCTTCCTGCAGACCTTCCACAATCCGGCCAATTTCTACATGTAGAGTATTAACGAATCCGCCACCAGGTAAGAACTTATCCCCAGTGGCTAGACCATCGTCCAACTCGATAGAAATGATGTCACTCTCAGTGTATTCAGTGCCTTGTATTTCTAGCCTGCACTTAAAAGTGCGAGCTGCAGCCTGGATGGCTTCCTTATATTCATCCGTTACTTGATACATGCGCACCTCCTACCTTTCAACAAAATTCATACTTAAACCGCTCCAAGGCTTCAAGTTATTAGCCCAGGAGTAAGCCGGAGCACTTCGGTCCCCGACGTAAAAAGTTCGACTAACAATCCCCACTTCTGGGTCCGGATAGCTGACCGTGAAAAATTCACTTTTTACAGCAGTCAACAGTGCTGACATTTCTGCCTGGGATAATAGACCCCACTCACACTCGAGCTTACGCTTTACAGCTACACGGTCCCGGACCATGTCCCCTCGAGCATTACGACCCGTCTCACCGTCTACATCCGAGATGGTCACTTTGAAAGATTTAGGGGCAACAATCGTCACCCCGTTTATAATTAACGACATTCAATCGTGCCCCTTTCTAAACATTTAACAACAAGCGGCCAGCTTGCGCCTGTGCCTGGTTGATTTTATCAATCGTCCAGCGACCGAATTCATCATCCCCGACTTTTAGCACTAGCTCTCTGATTACCGGAGCATTACCACCGCCCGAACCTTCCGGCATACGAGCTGCGACTTTACCAGCTAAATCAGTAATCCAACCTGTGTTATTTTCTAATGGCATAACGGCTTCTCGTCCGGCTTCCCCCACGATTGCGAGCGTAGCACTGTCAACGATACCCCCACGCGCTAGTCGTGGCAGATTCACATACCCAATGCTTCCGAGCGATACACCTGGAATTTTATTGATTAAACCAATAACTCCATTAATCATGCCAATAAATCCATTTACTACATTCTCGATGGTGCCAAGAACAGCATTCACTGCTCCACGGAACGCACCACCGACCGCAGACCCTATCATTTGACCGGCGTTCACAAAGATGCCTCTAACAGTGGACCATACGCCACTGAAGAATGACCCGATGCCGCTGAATGCCCCTTGAACTGCACTATATGCACTGCGGAAGATTCCGCCGAACCAAGAAGCCACACCGCCCAGGATATTCGTGACATCATGCCAGCGAGCTCCGAACCATGAACCGATACCGGCGAATATACCAGTCACCACTGTCCACGCTTGACGGAACATGTTGCCAAACCATGATGCGACACTACTCAACGCGGATACTACATCCTGCCACCTTTGACCGAACCATTGACCTAAAGCCTTAAACACATTAACGATATTGTCCCATGCTTGCTTAAATACAGTATTAAACCAGGCTGGAGCTTGAGAAAACTCAAACACAATCTGCTGCCATAGCTTCGAGAAGAACTGGCCAATTGCATCGCAGGCTCCGCCGATGAAATCGCAAATACCCTGCCATACTTCTGCAGAAACTTGCGCAACAGTATCCCAGTTTGCAATCAACGCAATCCCAATCGCTACTAATGCAGCAATGGCCGCAATAACTGCTGTAATCGGACTGGTTAGGACCGCAATCGCTCCATTCAGTAACCACGTTGCCGCAGCAGCAGCAGTCGATGCAGCAGTGTGAAGTGCCATGGCTCCTGCAGTAGTTGCCCACTGCCATCCTTGGGCAATTAAACTGCCAATCATGCTCGCGCTATTTATAACGAAGTCCTTCGCATATAGGGCCGTTAGATATAACGACTCACCGAACGACTTCAAGTTACCAATTGTTAATCCGACCAGTGCATTTTTAAGAGTTACAAAGACAGCAGCAAGGCCGCCCAACTGTTCGATGTACGCAGCGAATTCAATCAACTTCCACACACCGAAAAATGCACCTAAGACCTTAGTAATTCCGGAGATGACTCCTGTATTTTCATTACACCAATCCCCAATGACTTGGAGCGCATCGGCTAGTCGCTTAAGGACTTCAACAATGACCCCACCGGTCCACTGAGCAATCGGAGCTAAGAAACTATCGAACAACCACGCAAACGCGTCACCAGCTCCACGCAATACACCGTCTGCAATTTTTACCGCACCAGCTATACCACGAATAAACTCCGGAACGATATCCGAAATCGTGTAACTCACTAATGGGCTCATGACATTATCCAGGAACCACAGCAAACCTTCCCCGATAGTAATCGAGAATGGAGCTAAGGCGTCCCAAAATTGGCGTAACGCTTCGTTGATTTTAGGGAAGTCGATATTGTTCAAGGTTTTAGTGATGATATCAATGAATCGCGGCAGCCCTTCCCCTAGGACCCAGGACCCGACCGGCACTAAAAAGCGCTCATAAAAATCAATGAGTGCAGTGGCCACAAATTGCTTCAATGGCTCCAGTGCTTTCGCTAGTCGACCCAACGCCTCGATTGTAGGTTGTAACAATTCTTTGAGTTTTTCTAAAAATTTAACGATAGGACCAGTGTCCTCTTCGTTGAATGCATCAGAGAATGACACCTTCGGAAGAGTTAGTGCGCCACCGCCAGGAGCTCCGCCCCCACGGCCACCACCACCGCCGCCTCCGCCTCCGCCACCACCGCCGGAGTCATCATCTCCGCCGCCAGCAGCTTTTTTGCTCAGCGAGTTAATCTCGTCAAATTTTAAAAGACCCAGCATTTCTTTTGCTGCCTGCTTAGCAGCTTTACCAGCTTTACCAACGCCATCTCCTAGCTTACCGGCACCATTACCAGCATCGCCAAGGCTATCAGCGATTCCGCCTGCAGCATCTTGAACGCCACTCATGGCTCCACCTAAGCCGCCGCTCGTATTAACCGTCTTACCGAATAAGAGCTGGGTAAACGTAGCAAGGGCGCTCGTGGCTGTATTCAAGAATGATGCGAATGTATTCAAGGCTGGCATCATAGCATTAAGAATCGGAAGAAATGCATTCCCGATATTAAGAGCGCTATTTTTTAACAGCGCCACAAAGTAAGCAAGGCTCGTGGTTGGACCCTGCATGAGAGTCGTCCCGTATTTTTTCGATGCTTGCTCCAGGATAGCCATCATGCGGATTGCTTGTTGTGTATTGAAATCTAGCTGAGCCCAAGAGCGCCCGTTCGCTAACTGCTGAAACGCCTCCGTGGCTTCTAACATAGCTACATTTACATTAATACCAAGGTCCTCAATGGCTTCAGTACTACCGAGCATACCGCTCCGAATTCGGTTCATTACATCGTCCATCGTTCGACCAGTAGCGCTGGCAATGACTGAAGACGCCTCAAGCATTTTTACAGTATAGCCACTCAATTGGTCTGAGTCCTTGATAAAATTACTAAATAGATTAGAGTACACCGCTCCATATTTTAAGGCATCTGCCTTTGCGATATTGTAAGCGATGGCCCCATTATCGGCCCATTTTAAGAACGACTGCGAGCTCTCACCCATGGTCCGCTTGATTTGGTTCATAGCAGCGCTGACTTCCAAAGCCATCTGAGTCCCATAACTGCCTACTTTATATAACGCCCCAGTAATAGCTGCAATTTTTATGGCGTTCCCTATTCTAGCGAACGTCTCATTCATGCCGCCTACCTTTTGGTTTACAACCTTCTGAGCGTTATCGGTTTGATTCTGAATTTCTTTCAGAGCCTTCTTGTAAGGACCTGTCTCGGCTTTTATCAGCACTTGGACCTGCTCCAAGGTTAATGCCATGCATTATCCCCCTTTCGCAATTTTTAAGTTTGAATTGAAACGAGCAGCAAACGCACGCATCGCTTCTTTATGCTTTTCTAATTCGAGCTGCTTCATGCGCTCATTAGATACGGCCATAGCTTCTTCTTTATCTTCTGCAGTAAAGAAATCCGGGTACAGGTCATACAGGCTCTTAGTTTTATGATTATCAACTAATAGCGCAGCGACATGGTCCTGGATATGCTGAGCCAAAGCATAATTCATGGAAATTTTTGCTTTAAACTTCCGGCGCTCACTCCGCTCGAACGCTTCGAAGATATCCTCCAACTCGTCCAGCGAATAAGACCAAAAAGAAACGACCTCCATCCCACAGTCGAGTGCCATGGGATAAAGGTCATAAAGTTGCTCGGTAAGGATTCGGTCTACATGCTCGCTTTGGCCGCTTCGACTGTTTCGTCCATCGCTTCGGCCATCTCCACTGAGAAAAAACCCGACACTTGGAAGATTGGGATAATTACATCCGTGAACAGCTCCAACTGAGAACCGCCTTCTTCGAAGTATTCATCGACTAACGCCTTCACTTGGTTATATTTAATTCCATGATGGTAACGCTGCATAGATGCCTGGATAATTCCACACATTACATTTAATGGCGGCAACTCCTCGATTAATCCGAGTAAGTTCTTTTTAGTTTTAGTCTCAAGACTACAAATGCCATCTGCAGTTAATTTCAAGTGGTAATTAGTACCACCCACAGACCATACCGCGAACGGTTTGCGCTTAGGTTTTGCCGGAGCTGGTGCTTCTTCTTTTTTTTCGATGGCATCATCTAATGATACTACATTATTCTCGTTTTGGTTTTCTTCTTCGAACATTTAAAAGTCCCCCTTAGTTTTTAATGATTATAATGATAACTCGCCGTCCGTAATTTTTAATTCAGACTGTAACGCGATTTTAAGTGTAACTTCAATAGCTGAGTTCACACCACCACCTGAGATTTTTACAGATGGTTGACCGGCAAATTTAACCTTAGTCCCATCCGGATATTCTTGCTCCCAGTACTTCTTCAATTTTTTCTCCATTGCATCACGTAATTTACGGTATGAAGATTGCGCTGAGCCATTTTCATATTTTAATTTATACTCAAGCTCACCAGCGTCCCCGATACCGAACTCATACATTTTAACTGGGTCAGCAAGCGTTGTATTTTCAACCTTCTCAGGTTCGATACCAATTTCAGGAACTTCTTTTAATTCCTTGATTACTTCATTAACAGCGGCTTCACTATCGCCCCATTTTAACTTAATCCCATTAGCTAACATTTATTTACTTCCTTTCATGATTGGATTTTTAATCATTGTAATAATTTTTATGGTAGACACGCAGCGTGTCCACATCGACCACGCCATTAAAACGCATGAGCTTGTGGCGTAGCTCTTGGTTATCCGGCACATCCTGGCAAGTGGTGCGCTTGAAACCTAAGGCCACAAACGCAGCATCAATCTTGACCGCGATATCCGAAATTGATTTTTTATCCCATATATGGACCGTGTAACTGATATCAGACGATGCCTCACCCGAGCTAGTTACATCGGCCGGCTTATTCTCGTCCTCCAGGTAAACGACCACTGGAAAAGTGGCCCAGTCCTTGGGATAGGCGTCCGTTACATTAGGCACGATTTTTTTCAGCGCCTCGAACACCTCCGATTTTACATTAATCATATAGACAGCCTCCTCAATTCATTCTTAACTGCTTTAGCAAAAATACGCGGCAACTTTTCTTCATTCTGCTTCAACGCAGGATATAAGAACGGCTGCGCTCGCTGACCATCTGTCCAATAAAGAGCCTCCGGGTTATACTTCCGGCCTGGCCAATACCAATTGATGGCCTTTCTGCTAAGCAGCGCTCCAGGTATTAACCAAGGGTCCGTCCTATACGATACGCTCACATTAGGACTGATACCTGAATGATTCGCAGCACCTTCAGGACCAGTCCCGAACTCAACGAAAGCAGCATGGTCATTATTAGTGTACACAACCCCAACAATGGCATCCGATTCAAATCGAGTCCTGGTGTGTATGCTTTTTCTAAGGTCCCCACGGAATCCGGGAGCTTTACGCTTAGCTGTACCCTGTACCTTCTTGGTGGCCTGTCCCATTGCTATTTTTTTAATAGCAGCTTGAGTGGACCAGGGAAGCTCTCCAAGTTTGTGAGATAGACTTGCCCAACCATCACTCATTTATTAATCGCCTCCAGTAAGAGCACTTTATGCTCAGTGTAGGGCTGAACACTGACTACTTCATAATCCGGACCATTATCCGAAAACACAGCCACGCCATCGTTCTCTTTGATTGGTTCGCTTAAGTAACAGTTTGCATTCCGCATGTATTGCAGGCGCTCCCCGTACATAGCAGCCTGGACCCTGCCTCCTGCAGGCCAGGTCTCCAGTTCGCACACGATAGGTTCACTGCTGTAATCGGCATACCTTCCACCTTCGCTATCGATCGTGACGGTTCTCGGAAAAACTTTATAAGGTTTTAGGTTTTTCAAATACACGTCCACCACACCTCACTAATCTGGCTGCTTTAATAGGCTTCATGATATTAACAGGCAAATCATCCGAATAAGTAATGGAGATACCTCCCTCACTGCGGCTAACTTCCCCGGCATTACCATGGCGCTCTATTAAGTACTGGGCCAATTGCAACTGAGTAAATCGAAGCGACAACGGAACATGAGTCCGGTTCGTTTCAAGTAGAATCATCTGCTCAGCTTGCTCTAAATAAAGAGAGAGTAACTCCTCGTTACTCTCCTTCGTTAACAGTTTCAACTGGGTCAATAGATTGTCCATCATCATCCCCTCCAATAACTGCAAAATAAGAACTGAACTCTTCATCAATAGCTTCTAACTTTTGGACCAGTTCAAGAACACGGTCCTCAGTTAAATCGATAACGGCTCCAACTGGACAATGGAAATCTTCGCGCTCTAGGTATACTGGATTAAGAATTTTATACTTCATTTAAACCCAGCCCCCTGTCCTATTTTGTAATTGTAATTTTAACTACTTTCTTCGCATTTTGTAAGTACGCACCATAGTGGCGGTCAGCGAATAAACCAGTTGATTTTTTAGAAGCGTAACGCTCAATTTCTAAGAGAGTTTTACGCTTAGAAACGATTTTAAATGCTTTCGTGCCGTCTTCTTCGTCCTTGTTAGTTAATACTAAAATAGCTTCAGTATCTAATAATTTATTAGATTTAACGATTTGTGTATTTAAGATGGCACCATAAGTACCTTTTACAAACGCCTCTGCTCCTAATTGTGAACCAGCTAAGAAATCCTTTCCAGCTTCTAAGCGTAACGCATTCGCATACTTAGTGTTACAAAATAACACATACACATCATCGTCAGATTCAGAGTTCAATACATTTTGCGCTTCGTTGATATCTTCGATTTTTAATCCTTTTTTAGTAGGATAAGTTTGAGTTGCAGTTCTTGCTGCTTCTAATACATCAAGGTCTACCTTATGGTCGATTGATTTCGCCAATTGACGAACAGCTGCGCCTTTAGGGTCACCATAGCCTGAAAGCAATGCTTCGTCTGTGATTTCCACACCTTTAGCTGCTTTTTTTACTTTCATTTTAGTAGTTGTATGACCTAATTGCTCAACTGGGATAGGAGCACCTTCTGCAACTTCCGCAGCGTCACCGATATAGTTCCATTGTGGAACAGTAAGAGTGTCCCCTGGTACGCCTTCTAGAGTTTCATCCACATCCGCTAAAGGCGCGAATTTGATGTGCTTACCAGTTTGCTCGTTTAGCATATCCGCTAATACTTCTGGGTCGAATAAATTTGTAATTTTAGTTTGTCCTTGTGGCATAATTTTTTATCTTCCTTTCGATTTTAAAGATTCATATAATTCGGGGTCAGACATTTTCAAAGCAATGCGCTCATTAGCTGTCATTCGTAAGAATTGCTCATGAGATACCCCACCAGCTTCCGGCGCTTTTGGAATAGGGGCGCCACCCTTTAGTTTACTTTCTACTGCCTTATTGACAGCAGCGCTGAATGCTTTCTCGACCGCAGCAATTGATGCCTGGCACGATTCCGCATCCGTATAATCTAACACACTGGCTAAATCAGACAGTAGCCCTTTCTCGGTTAATGTCTCCTTAGCAGTGGCAGCAAGCTCACGTCTAGTGATTGCAGCTTCACGGTCGGCCAATTCACGCTCAGCTTTTTCACGCTCATACTTCGCTTTTTCATCGGCGTTCATTTTCGCCAATTTTTTAGCTTCGGTTTCTTTGCGCTCGAGGTCTTGCTTCCACTTAGCGAACTTTTTATCAATGATGGCATTGACATCCGCATCAGTGTATTTTTTTTCGTCATCCAGGTTCACTTCGGGCGCTTTTGGTTCTGCAGGTTCCTTATGCGCTGCTGGGTTATCCAGGTTGACATTTGTATTTTTTTCTTCGTTTTCCATAATGAAAACCTCCTATTTTTTAAGTCGTCCCCGACTATGTAATCCTTAGCTTTTAATGCCTTCCAAGCCTGGGCAAATTAAAAAGCCGGCTGCCTAAGCAACCAGCTTCATTAATTCAACTTTTTAATTACTAGCCTTCAAACCACCATACATCATCTTTGCCCTCAGCTTTTTCACGGGCAACGGCGCGTTTTACATATTCAGTATAAGTGATTTTTCCTTCATCGTATAATTTCAACTCCGGTTCTTTTTCGTAGCGAGCGGCTAGTTTATCCATTTTAGCTTTAAACGCTTTTTTAAAGATTTGTTTTTTATTTAGTCCTTCAAGATTTAGTGTAGTCATTTTTCATTACCCTTTTGGTTTACTTTTTTGTAAGGTTTTCCTTTACATGTATATAGTAATTCTGAATGGGGTGGATTGCAACACTTATCATCAACTTTTTTAAAATTCTTTTTTCCAATCATTAAACGACACACGCTGACCGGACCGGGCCACAGCTCCAGCAGGAGCCTGCTCCAGGTAATCATCCGGAATATGCGCAATGGTCGTGGACCGGCACCACACATGAAGTGGCGGAAAGTTCACACCAGGCTTCCGCTCTGATACTTTGTAAATTTTACCATCATGCTCCCGGCATAGCTCCGATGTGCTATTATCCAGGATTGAAACATATTCATATTTATCGATATGGCATGCTTCGTACCCTTGGGCTTCCATCTCGGCTTCTATATACGTACTTTCAGTCCGGACCAAGCGTCTGGCTTGATAATTACTAAAATTGAATCGTTGAGCGATACTATCCGCAGCAGCTTCAGAGGACCGGCCAGTTAAATAATTAACCAGGAACTCCTCCTTAATGGCAGCGCCTAGCCCGTGGATATTATCCCCGATAGCATCCTTGAAGTGCTTCTTGGACCATTTGACTCGGAGTAGCTGGTCCACACGCTCGGGGTCGTAGTCCTTAAATTTAAATGATACGCCAGCTTGCTGCTGGGTTAGATACACGCTGTGCAGATATGCATCCTTAGCGGACCGTTTCAAGTGATTAGTAAGCAGCTTACGGTCACGCTTAATTAATTGCTCCATGAGCCGGTCAATTTCCACACTCGACTCACGCAGCGCTTGAATCCTGTGAGCGTAAGCCGGACCATTCAACTCGGCCAAAATATTACGCCCATCCTTCTCGCTGGCCGATAATGCCCGTAGTGCAGCATCTATGTCTAATCCCGATCGTGATAAAATATCCCGAGCTTCGTCTTCAGTAAGGCCATAAGCTGACTGGAATCGAGCGAATATTTTATCCGCTTCTTGCTCCAACCGCTTCTGCGCTAGGTAGTAGCCCTGGTTCATGATTGCAGCCGTATCCTCAGCCTTAGCCATCTGCCCGACCATGAAACGAGCCTTCTCATGAATCCATAGGTCACTATTCGGCTTCATCTACCTCGCCCCCGAATCGTTCCTCCGCTTTTCCCGATACATAATTATCATCAGTTTCTATCGAAGTATTTGCAAAGAACGAGCGTTCACGCTCCTGCGCTTCTTGCTTTTCTTCTTTGAGTTTTTCCACTTCAGCAGCTGGGTCCTCAACGAACGGCAGTAATCCCAACGCAGTCTCACTCGTAACGCGACCGTCAAGGTTCGCCACGATTTGTGAAAGTTCAAGTAAGTTCTTAGGTAAGCCACGGCTGAACTGCGGCACAATACTTTTCGCTTCCATAGAAATCGAGTTCAGACCCAATCGATGGCAGAAAATTCTGATGCGCTTGCGCAGCCCTTTCTTGTAGTAGCGCTCCTTGGTTTTGGTAATCATAGCCAATCCAAGAATTTTATATTCCATAGCTACACCCGATGTATTACCGGCGAAATTTTCATCCGATAGGTTCGGAACATGGCTGAATGTATAGATGTCATCCTTCAGAGCTTTTCGCAGGATTTCGACACCAGCTTCATCAAGAGTGCGAATTAGATATTCCGCTTTCGCATCGTTCGGCAATTCAAGCATACGCTGCTCTTTTAAGACTTTAGCAAACTCCTCCATCTCCTTAGGAGTATCCGCAAACTGGCTGCCATAGATTAGCAAAATAGCATCCACGAATTGCTCCTTATCCTTCAAGCGAGTAATGCTCAATTTATTATATGCATCAATCAGATTGATTTGTTGCTCAAAGTCCCCGATTTTAAATTTATTATTCTGATACTCAATGACCGGAATCTCACCCATATAATGGGGCTCCACTCGAGTGACCGTGTCATTTGCAAGGACCGTGCCGCTCATCCCTAATAAGAATGAGTAATGCAAATTCTCAGTAAACACATCCGCATGATACACAGTCGTGTCATTTTTCGAGTTAGTACGCTCGTAATAATAAACAGCAAAAAGCGGCTTTTGCTCAATCGAATCATCATAAACAATAAATGTATTAGTTGGTTCAAGCGATTTTATATCAAGCTCGCTTTCGCCTTCCTTGGCATAAATATACTCATAAGCCACACCGAAGATGGACATATCGAACGCATTATCATGGTCATTCTCATCTACCTCTGCAGCATCGAACGCTTCGAGCAACGGGTCGATGTCCACCTTTCCTGTATTTTTATAAGTGATAGCATTACCCAAAAAGTAACCAGTGGCCGTGTCCGAGATATCCTTTGCATGATTACTGACCAGGTCCTCTTTTTGCTTTGCTAAATAATAATCTAAATTCTTACGCAGGCTCATCGCTTCAGAGCGATGCTTTAATATCAGAGCCGCAATGGCTCCACGATTCAACGAGTGCTCATCGTACCCTTCTCGTGGGTAAGTATACATCAATAGAATCCCATCCTTTCTTTGCTTAGTACTTTAACTTTCTGAACTTCGATGACTTGCAAGCTGTAACGCAACGCATCCATCAAGTGGTTGTTCGCATCTTCCGGCTCATTGGTCCACTTGCCATCCTTGTCCTTAACATAACAATAACTGTAAAACTCATCCATGATATGGGTGCACTTAGGATGCACGTAAATTTTATAACCCTGTAATTTAGATATCCCAGCTTTTACGCTGTCCCGACCCTTACGACTCGGCTTAATACGGATAATGCTATGCTCGTTTTTTAATTCATGGATAAGTCGCGCCTCAGCACTATCGGCTATGATTGGTGATTTAGCATAACCTTTTTTCTGCAGCATATCCGCCACTTGACGAGTGACCAGCCCTTTCTCGTAGAATTCATCAAAGATATAAATTTCTTTTTTCGATTCATTGATATAGCTGACACATAGCGCAGTGGGGTCATGGATAAACCCGAAGTCGAGCCCCACTGCTAACTGGTAGTTCTTATCCTTAGCTAGTTCCGCTACATCAAAGTCCCGGATTTTCACATTCTCATAAATAAGACCTTCCGCAACACCCCACTCTCCATCGCACACTATACGAGCACGCCGTGGGTTAGTTTCGTATAAATCCATATAACGCTGAATATCGACATCATCTAACCACTCATTACACCTAAAGGTCGTGGTCATAGCCAGCGTGTCCGACCGGCTCGTCTCCGGGTCGAAGAATGCAGACTTCAACCAGTGGCGCTCGTTCCAAGGGTTAAACGTAACAGTGATTTGTTTGAAAAAGTCCGGAGCGTCATACGACCCACGGATGGATTCAACAACAGTGCTGAATTTTTCTTCATTTTCTATTTGGTACGCTTCCTCAAACCAGGCCCAGCACAGGACCCCGACATCCACAGTAATGGATGTGATTTTTAAGTCATCATCAAGACCCCGGAACAGAATCTTCTGACCAGTAGCCCGAACAGTAATCTCAGGCAGCGACTCGTTAAATTTAAACAAGTGCGTGACCTTTAACCGATTAGCGGCCCACTTGAAATCAGTAAAAGTGGATTGTCTATTTGTATTCGAATACCGCCGTATCACCAACAGGTTCGACCATGGATGCTTTAATAAACGGATAATAAAATTCAGAGCGGTCGTTTTTGACTTCTTCGAACCACGGGAGCCTTTTACGACCCTATAAAAATTTTGAGAGCGCCAGAAGGCCCCGTAACCAGCCCCGACCATAGCCGGCAGGTCAATCTGGTATGTTCGCTTCATTCATAAACACCACCGTCTCTATCACAGCCTCACGGCCACCATTCTCAGCCAGCTGCTGATTTTTCATTTTAGCTGCCTTGATGCGTTCTTTTTGCTCAGCTACATCATGCTTATCTTTTTCAGTAGTAGACAGCTTCATAACATTCTCCATCGCACGCTGGTTACCCTTAACCGCTTGCTGGAACGTAGTCACAGCGAGCAGCATCTCATTCGTGGGCTCCAGCCCCATCGTCTCCAACAATGCACGCGACTTATCACTCTGAACATTCATCGACAGCAAGGTCTGCATGGCCTTTTTTAAATCGGCTTTTTTGCGCCTTGCCTTACCACTAGCAATGCCACCCTTGCGAGTCATTTCTCGCAATTCCTCAGGAGTTCGCTGGGAGTTTGGTATTAAATTTTTTTCGTTACCACTAGCCAAACCGCCTCACTTCCTTTTTTTGCTAGTCTTTTGTCTTTATGATTATTTTACCGCTGATTTTTCACAAAGGAAAAGGACGCCCAAACTCTTGGGAACTCTCATGCGGTAAAAACTAAAAAACGACACCCGACAAAAGGCGCCGTTATAGGGTTTTAAAATCTTGTAAAAAACCTTTGCGATTTTAGATCGTGATAGCACCAAAAATGCACAAAGGCAAAAACTGATTGTTTTAAAATATTTCTCTCATGCCCTTTTTTAACAAAAGAATGAGATTTTTTCACAATAAACATAAAAATAAACTTTATAACTTTTCTTGCTCTGTTTCTTGTAAAACCTTGCGAAAATGCACCACCTAGAAATGGCGCCAAATCAAGGTTTTTAAATGCTGTTATGTTGTCAAAAAAAGTCTTGGCAACTTTTTCCCGTTTAAATGCGATTTTTTCACAAACGAAAATGAAAAACGTCTCTTCAAAAAACGTTGTTGAAATATTTAACGTTATCAAGAGTCTAAAAAACGCATAAAATCAAGGTTTTCAATCCCTTAAATCTCGTAAAAAAAGTGTTTATAAAGGCTCAAAAAGTAAGTTCACAACGATTCACAAAGAAATCTCGAAAAACCGTGAAAAAATGAAATGTTTTGTGTTTAAAAATTTTTCGACCTTTTCAAAACTTTTGACCTTTGCGAAAAACGATAAATTTATTCACAAGCCAACTCTTCATATAAACTCTTTTCACACTCTGCACTAACTCTCTTCACGTTTATAAACGCCCGAAAATGGCGTAAAATCAAGGTTTATAACCCTTGAAACGTTCTCTTTACTGAATGTTTTTGCTGTTATAATCCTTGAAAAAATAACCATTCACAAACGAAACCTGCTATTAATTATCTTGATTGTTTGAAGATATCTTCACTGCTTTTTTACCCGTGAATTCTTCCCAGCGCTCGATGGTAGCATCCACATAACGAGGGTCGAGTTCCATACCAAAATACCGGCGGCCCAATTGCTCGCAGACCATAAGAGTGGACCCGATGCCATTGAATAGGTCTAACACATTCTCGCCTTTTTTACTAGAGTTACGCACCAGGCGCTCGATTAGGCGTAGCGGCTTCATCGTAGGGTGTAGACCATTACGGCTAGGCTTCACTTCATTAATCACAGTGGTCGCAGTAGACTCCTGAAATTCCAAAATATAATTAATGAGCTCCGCTTTTGACATTTTCTTTAATTCTGATTCTTCTTCTAGGACCGTGAGCAGGTTCCGGTCATCAACAAAATAATGAGCTGCTCCATCCTTCCACCCGTATAGACACGGCTCATGCTTCCACTGGTAATCCTGACGGCCTAGGACCATTTGGTTCTTATTCCATATCAGACATTGTCTAACAGTCCAACCAATATCACGGCAGGCACCACGGAAGTTAAATCCTTCTGAATCGGCATGCCAAATATAAAAGGCAGCGCCTGGGCGCATAACGCCATCGGCACACGCAAAAGCAGCTTTTAAGAATTCCCGGAATTTCGCATCGTCCATGTTGTCATTCTCAATCGTAAGAGCGTCCTCGGTTTTTCCTTCGTAGGCCACATTGTAAGGTGGGTCCGTAACAAGTAGGTCCATAAGAGCATCACCACATAATTTTTTTACAGCGATGAAATCAGTGCTGTCCCCACACATAAGGAAGTGCTCCCCGAGCTGATACACATCGCCTAGCTTTGCAATCGGCTCCGGCTGCTCGATAACCGATTCATCGTCAAAGTCGTCCTCAACTACTTCAATAATAGGGTCCAACAAGAAACCAAACGAGCTCATGTCGATGCCTTCGATTTCGCCCAGCTCCTGAGCGAGCAGGTCCGAATCAAAATCGGTATTCATAGTCAGCTTATTATGAGCGAGTATGTATGCTTTTTTTTTATTTTCGCTTAGGTGCGATAGACGGATACATTCCACTTCATCCGCACCCATTTCTTGCAGCGCATAAAGACGACCGTGCCCTTCGATGATTGTATTGTTTTCATCGATAGCAATCGGGTCATTAAATCCGAATTTTTCGATTGACTCGACGATTTGGTCGATTTGCCACTGAGGGTGCTCTTTTGCATTGTTTTTATATTCCAATAAATCGGCGATTTTTATTTTTTCTATTTGCATTATTTTTACCTATCTGAGCCGCAAAAAAAGAGCGATATAAAATCGCTCCGGGCTCCTTTCTTTTTTAGTTTTTGTTAAAAATGATATTGCACCAAGGATAGATGCCTTGAAAAGCCCCATAGCCGAATCGAACGGCTCAACGTGGCAAAAATAAAACCTGGGCAAAGGATTAACAAAGGAAAAAAGAAAATCCACGTTGTACCAGTTAAGGGCATAAACGGGAGCTGCACCAAAGCTCCCGAAACTGTAGGAGTGTCAAACCTATGACATCATGCAGGAAGTACGCTTTCGCAACTTTCCACATTAGCAATATATCACATAAAAGCTGGGACAACAACCCATTCCTGTCCCTTTTTAAAATTAGCCCACATTTTCGCCTAATTTTTCAAGCAACAGCATGCATGCTCTATCACACGCTCTCATGATGACATTTTTATTTGTAAGATGCTTCTTAGCTAGAGAGCGATAATCGTATACATTTTCAAAGTAATACTCGGACACATACTGGCGCTGCTTCGGGTCGAGCTCTTCCAATACTTCATTCACGCACTGCTGCCAAAATAGGCGATTCTGAATATAGCGAGAAGATTCGACTTTTAACATTTCGTTCTCGATAGCTTTCGAGTTCGAGCCCTTGCCCTTAATCCAAGCATTACAATCCGGGTCATGCCATAACCAGCTCAACCGATGCGCAGCTATTTCCCGGTCATAATTTGGATAATCACGCAGCCGTTGCTCGGCTATTTTTTTATAACGCAAAATCTAACCTCCTACAATAATGATTCTAATCGGTCTGGTCTAAAACCGAACCAGGTCTTCGTTTGGTCAGACAGTTCATCGTCAATCGATACGACTGGCAGAGTTTGCCAGCCGTAATGCCGTAAGATTTCCAATGCGCCGTTCTGAACTTCCACATTGACCGATTCAAATGGAATATTATGCTTTTCAAGAAACTCCTTTGTGAATGTACACTGGGGGCAATTATTTCTCGAGTAAACAACAAGCGCCATGCGAGCTCCTCCTTACTTTATTATTATTTTACCGCACCTAGCGCAGCGAAAAACCAAACGAATCTGACCCTCATTATTCAAACCAAACTCCAACTTCGCTTGATGGTTCCCGTACCAAAAGATGCATAAAAACCTTTTTAAATATTTAATCATAGTACACTCCTTAGAACTCGCCACAGAATAGGCGCTTAATTTCTTTACCAAAAAGCATGATGGCCATCTTTACATCGTCCTGCTTTTTGAAATATCCAAAAAGCGGAAATGAGCAGCTCGTGACTTCCATTCCTTCGAATAAGTCGTCTCCTAAAAAACCGATGTACCACTTCGGCGCTGCGTCCTTCAGACTAGCCCCACCAAAAGACGGCTCCCAGCCATCATTGCGCATCTTTCTGAATTCTGCAATTATCGTTAATAATAATCGCTTGTCCCTAACGTTCATTGCATCGGCCAGATTTGTAAAGACCACACCATGATGATGCATCATACATTGATAAGGAGTAGCTCTCCACTTCATCGGCACAATCATGCCATCACTTTCTAAAATATATACTTCCTGGCCATCTTTGAAAGTATAATGCAACTCAACTGTCCCCTGACGCGTAGTTCTAAAGTCCAACATAGCCGCTTCAAGATGAGCTGTTGCTGAAGAATTTTCACTCATAGTATACACCTCTTATTTCAAAATATCACGGATAAACGAAATATCCGGAGCTAAGACCGTGCGCAGCACATACATAATGACGATTAAAACTCCTAATGCGAGCACGGCTTTAATAAACGATTTAAAATGCGATTTAAAAACGATGGTCTCTTCATTTTCATCATCCTCAAGAAAAACATCCTGCACTTTTACGAAGAAATAAGTGCCACCGAAAAATATCCAAAGGGCTAACAAGACAATCAACATGGTACCAATAAAATCAAAAATTGTATAGATAGTGTATTGGGTTCTGATAAGCGGATAAAGCTCAGTCGCTTTTTCAAAGCTGACTTGGAACATATCCGCGATTTTTTGAATTACTTCGCTATTCATAAATTTTTACCTCCTAAAAAGTACGCCCTGGAAAAAGGGCGCTATTGATCGTGATGAAAAAATACTCATATCATTAATACACGCTTCCTGTATTCAAGTTAATGATTTGTGGTTCAATTAATTCAGTAGTAACTAATTCAAACGATGCATAATTTTTACCGTTCTGAGATACCTTCACATCGATACTACTACAATTCTCATCGGGTAGAATAACAATCGGTTGAATTTTAGACGGTACATTATTAGGCAGTTCAATTTGAATATAAGTAGGAGATACCGAAGCTCCGATGTCCCTTTTTTCAAAGTCTTCATTAACTAATAATTGAATTCTACCTTTATTTTTATCCAAACGATGCTCCATGCCGTTTTCTATTTCATAAAGATAGCCTTGTTTTATCGCTCTATCTTCTACTAAGCGCGCAGCCAATATTGCCCACACGCAGTCACTATGGTTATTAATTTCATCCATCCCTTCGATATTGTAACCACCATTGTCTGGTAAATTAATAATAATTTTTTTCATATATACACTCCTCCTATACGAGTTCAGTTTTTATGACATAAGGAGAATCATCCGAATCATCATCGGTCTCCTCAGTAATAGTAACATGATGAAAGCCCAACTTGCGCCACCAAATCTCTGCCTGGTTATACTTAGGACCGAACCGCCCGGTTAAAACGAGCGATTCATTCTTAGTAAAGTGGACCGTGTGGACATTGGTATAAATCCGGCCAAGGTTCCCGTTGTTTTTATATAATCTGACAGTGTAAGCCATAATCTACACATTCCCTTCTAACATAAGAGCGGCCAGCTCCTCCTGGGATACGTATCCGACCACGCCAGCACAGAATAAGCATACAAAGGACCAAAACGCAGGAACTGTGGACCAACCGAACACCTCAGCTACAAACCCCACAAACGCAAGTGCCAACCAAAAACTCAACCACATTAACTTAATTTTCATTTTCACTTTCATCTTCCTAACGCTCCTATTCTTTGTAATTCGCCTTTTTCTTCCCAAAGTATACGACTTTCACTTCTAGCAACTTCTTCTAATTTCAACTCAATCAAACGCAGCACGCTCTCCATCGAATGATTCACGATGATGCAACCTGCCTCATTCGAAATATGCAACTGTACCCTTTTTTTACCTTCATGGCTAGTGCGGTCACGTACCATCGCTATACGATTTATATTTATAGCAATTATACCATCGTCTGTATTAAAAGTTTCAAACGGGCTTACTTTTAACTCCTCCATGCATGATTCACTCCTTTCGTAGCTTCTGCAGCATAGACGTCCTCGAGTAACCACTCAAGGTTCACTTTTGCTTTTTCTAGGTCCTCGGCTCCGTTTTTCTCAGCATAGCGCAGCAAGTATTCGACCGCTGAGCACCAATGGTGGGCTTCTAAGCCGCATTTATTCTTAACGAACTCCAACAGGACCTGTGACACTTCGAGCCCGAGTGTGCCCACGTAATGCGCCGGAGAGTGCACTGCTGAATCAGTAGGAATAGAATCAGCGACTGCAGATTCATGAGCATACATCGACTGGTCGAGTATACAAGAACGACCATAAGCATCAGTTGCAACTGAAACGGTTTCGTCAGCATTTGCAGCGTCACGCCAATATTCGAACTTCTTCGGGATATAAGGCGGAAGGTCGAACGACTGAGCGCCGTATTTATTGTCCACTGGTAGTGTTGATTTGTCGCTGCCTAGTTTTGCCATGATTTCGAGTCCGGACGGCGTGAAATTAAATGCGATACCTAAATTCTGGAACGCAGACACGAATCCACGAACATACGCCTCTTGGACCGCAACATTTTTCAACAGCGCTCTTTTTTCTACCAGGCTCTTAGCTCCTGGGATAACTGGGTCGGATTTTTCGCTGAAGCAAGATGATAAAAGAGCCAAATGATGGTCCCACGCTTCGTATTTTTTAGAAAACTCCGTAAATTTTTGCTCATCGAGCAGGTCGAGAAATTCGTCCAATTTTGCGATTATTTGCATTATTTTTTTAGTATTTTTGATTTGCATAAAAACGCCCCTCATTCATTCAAATTCTGTATATTGTCGATAATATTTTCACGTATCAACGGGTGGACCGAATCCGGGTCCCGTAAGAACTTAATCAACTCCGGTCCGGTCGTATTTAATAGATTTAAAGCTCGAATATAGCGGTCCGAGTCGCCCTGTAAGTAGTTGTCAATGTATTCCACATAGGGAGCAAACTCGCTCTGACCAGGCAGCAGGACCTGGACCATAACCGGCCGATTGTTTCGATTGTTTGAATTGTTTACACGTATGATGCGTCCTTTGATGCCATGCTCCTGCATATAAAGTAAGGCCACGATGACACCACCGAAAAACGCAGCATCTTCTAAGTATAACTTGAATACGTGAGTCGTCATAGGATGGTCTGAAGAATAATAGCCAAAAACAGTGGCATAAGACTTTAGACCGCTGAAGAAAAAACCGTCCTTATTTTGAATTACATACATATTGATTCACTATCCTTTTTATTTCATTTAAGTCTTGCAGGGTCATGCGAGTGCCCTTTTTTAGGAAATTATAAGTCTGATGGTAGTTTAAAATATTTGATTGTTTTACAAAGTCAGACAATGCGAGCTCATTCGTCTTCAGGCACTCAGCAAGCTCTATGCGTAGAGATGTATCCTGGAACCTATGAGCAGTCCTGGACTTTTCCACTTCTGGGAGTTCGGGCAACTGGACCCGGCTGCTTTTGAGTAACTCCGGAGCAGGCCCCAAGATAGCCCCGTCAGATTTACGCATAACACGATTTTCTCCATCGATCGTGATGATAACTATATTCTCGTATTCGTATGCTTCACTATATATTTTTATTTCTTTTGACCCGCTCATGGATTGTACCCCTTCCTTGCTTTTTTAAAACTTCGTCAATATGGTCCCACAGGAACCCGACCTGCTTTAATACAAAATTGTCATTAGAATATTTATCGCACAACTGGCCACCGGACCGGATAACCCAATCAAGATATGCAGCGGACCCAAATCCGAGCTGCTGAGCTTGCCGTTGCTGCTCTAGAATCCACAGCCCCACATCCGTATAAAACGCTTGATAATTCATAGGTTTTACAACTCCTCTAATTTAACATAAACGCCGCACGGGTCGCCCCAAAATTTTTCAATGATATTCGAAGCGATACCTGCATCGTTTTCAAAGAACCCCAACTCGGCCAGGCAATCTTGCGGCAGCTTGATGATATTATCCGTGTCGGGTTTGGTCGTTTTCCACTGGCCATTATATGTGCCTTTTTTTAAGGGATAAATCCACTTTGTGGTTAAGCGCAGCGGAGCCTTTAATTTATCGGGAGGAACGAAGTGCGAGAAGTAAGCCATAAACTTAGCACGAGCAGCGACCACATCGTCCGGTTCGTAGAATTGTGGCTGGCCATTTTTGACTGATACTTTCTTCTGCTGATGCGTAGTTGTTGGTAGTTCCATAGGAACGAAAAATTCAACCATCATAACGAGTTCTCCGCATTTCTAAAATTGACACCATGCCACGCCCCCCAGGCAGGGTCATAAACGATGTACCCGGTTGAGTACAGCTGCTCAAAAACCCATTCGAGTAATTCGGGCTGATTTGCAATCCAATCGAGTACCTTCGATTTGTCCGGGTCGTATTCCATACCCGGGAGCCTATGAAAGGTCATCGGCATATTTTTTGCAACTTCTAATTTTACCGATTTTTTACGTCTCATATTTTTACCTCATTTTACTTTGTGATTTTTTCACGTTCTTTTATTTTTCTTTTTCGCGATTGTCCATGATTGATTGGGCAGGCCAAGGGGGGCAGCATTTAATGCCCCCTTGACTGACCCATTCATGGACCTGGCCAATTTTGGACACTTCCACTTTTTACCCCTTATAAGGGTATAGGGTGCCTGTCCATGGACAAACTCGACAAATGCCTCGACTTTGTCCATGTCCACTACACCTAAAAGGTGTAATTAATTTTACTCGGCGGACAGGACAAACTCGGTGTTTTGTCCATTTTGTCCAATGACATGTCCTCGAGTTTGTCTTTGTCCAATACACCTGCTGGGTGTAAAATCTATACTTTTAGAACGTAATCTCCATCCATTTTATAAGCCGGATTTTCATCGATTCTGCGCTTGAAAGTTCGTGAAGAAATTCCCAAAGCCTCACACATGTCATTTTTAGTGACCGGGTTCACGCCATCAAATACTGAAGCATAGGCCGTCTCAAAAGCGGCTGCTCGTTCCTCCTTGCGCTTGTCCGGGTCGGCTTTCTTTTGGAAATTCTTCTTCCAAGGCGGAGTCGCATCATCCACTTTTATGTCAGTCAAGATACCGGACTCGTCCACGCTATGCAACGGATAGCTGAACCATATATTTTTAGGTTTGAATTTCGCGAATTCACGCAGCGTGCCATCCACGCGCCAGGCTGTGCTTGATTTAGTTTTTTCCATAGAGATTTTTACGAGCTCGTTCGTTTCCCATCTATCCTTGATATTAACGACTGCACGCTCGAAATGGTCGCGCATTTGGACCCTAGACTGTAGGTCATCAAGTCCCACGTATTGCTCCATATATGGTCGATTCATGCGATTAATAGCGTCCTTGTAGATACTACACGCGACACGCTCAGTGCGCTGCTTCATGACTTCTTCAGTCACATCAAGCTCGACCAGGTCAATCAATGCGTCAGGGTCCCGAGCGAATACGCCCGACCCACTGGCACGGTCCATGGATTTTTTGCTGCCTTGAGAACCCTTCGAATGGTGGTGGCAGTAGATAACTGAGCAACCTAGCTCAGTGGCCACTTTGTCAAACTGATTCGTAAAGTGGGCCATTTGGTCTGCAGAGTTCTCATCCCCAGTCAGTACTTTATAAATCGGGTCGATGATAACTGCGATATAGCCTTTCTTGTGGGCTCGTCTGATGAGCTTAGGTGCCAGTTTATCCATTGGTACGGTTTTACCCCTTAGGTTCCATATATCGATATTTGAAACATGATTCGGCTCAACGCCCCTGGCTGTATATACATCCTTAAAACGATGCAAGCACGATGCACGGTCGAGCTCAAGGTTCACATATAGGACCCTGCCCTGCGTACATGGCCAGCCTATCCACTTGGACCCCTCCGCAATAGCAATCGTCATGTCAATTAATAAGAATGATTTACCAGCTTTCGATGGACCAGCTATTAACATTTTATGCCCTTGGCGCAGCACGCCCTGGATTAGCTCCGGAGCAAGGTCCGGCATATTATCCCAGGAATCACTCAAGCCTTCAGGGTCCGGCAGTTCATCATTTAAGTCCTCGATGTATTGGTACCATTCATCCCAGGAAGCCTGCCCGATATTCGTATCGATGATGTACTGCTTACTATTCCCACGGATAACCCCTGGCAGCCTACTCAAGCGGCTGGGGTTCTTGTTTTGCTCATCAACATTTAGACCATTCTTTTTACAGATTTTATATAGGTAATCCACTCGGGTCTTGTATTCATCCTTATTAGCAGCTTCGATTCGAACGATAGCATGAATGGACTTGCCGCCACTGTAGACCATAGCTGCAATTGGCAGCTCAAGCTCACGCATGATAGCGTTCTGCTTTTCTAGGTCCATATTGTCAGACTCAACAAGCGCATAACGGAAGTTCGTCACATTTTCATTTTTCACGCCCTGGCCATCAAACGGATTAAATCGGACCCAAGCTCCAGCTTCGGGATTGTAGGACCCAAGCGCCATATCTATATTCTGATAATGATTCAATTCACGGATGAGCTCCCCGGCTGTACGATAATAGCTGCCTTTATTTGGTAGATACTTCTCGATAGCTCCATTCTCGCCGTATTTAGGGTAACTTTCCATTGAATAGGCCACGATGTCATCCGACATGAACAATGTATCCAAGTAACGGATAATCTCCTGAACCGGATTAAAATGAGTCGGCTCATGGAACTCCTTACCATCTACATACGCCTTATCTAGAAATTTATAACCATTGTCATATTGAATATATGAGTTCCAATCTAATACGCCCCGACCATCATCGTATCGATCGTGAGTGCCCGATGGCTCCCACCCCTGCTCAGTAGCAAGGTGGAAGATAGTCCCACCAGTCACAGGTGAGCCAGTTCCTTGGAACGTATCCCATTTCGAGTAACACTCCCCTGGGTGGTAACGGAGTGAATCACGCTGCGACCATCTATCCCAATCTGATGCTGTATAGCCCTCATATTTAAGAGCCATACCCACATTGACCCATTCCTGGTAATCCAACAAAGCTGGGTCTACATTTTCAAGAATTTCTAAAAAATCGGTTTGTGTACTTTCTGCCATTAGCTCACCCCCTCGTTTTTAACTTTTTGAATTTGACATTTATACATTAACATTCTCCGGTTTGTAATCTTTTGCAACGACACCTCGTGGGATTCGCCACCCGTTCGCTGCTATTCTATTAATCATATTTAAAGCAGCTTCAAACGGCCACATTCCCACATCACGAAAACCACGCTGCTCTAAGAAACGGATTTGTTTAGGAGTAGTAAGTCCCTCAGCTTGGCGCTTCGTTAAGCGCTCAATCATTTTCTGAGCCTTACCAGCAGAATCAATCTCATCCGGGAAAATACTCAATTTTTCGAGAGTAATTTTTTGTTTCTCGGTTGGTTTTTCCATTTCCCATCCAAATGCCGGAACATAACTGGTTAGGTCCTCAGCATGGATGCTCATTTCAAATTGAAGCGGGTCTACTAGCTTACGCTTACGCTTACGCATTTCTGCCAGTTTATTAGCAAGGGCTTCTTCACGCTGAGCGGTCACGTCTTCCTTCGCTGCAGCCTCTAGGTCATCAAGGTCTAACTTCACTCCGGTCTGCTCCTCGGTTTTCGCTACCATGGCCTTAGCCACTTCTTCATTCTCAGCGATAAGGTGCGCTGGGCGGCATAGCTCGTGCTTTTCAGTATGCCACAGGAAGTCGAGCAGCAACAAGTGAGTTTTACCCGGGAACAAGCGAGTCCCCCTTCCGACCATTTGAGAATAGAGCGCCCGGACCTTAGTCGGCCTAAGTACGACCACACAATCCACGGATGGGCAATCCCACCCTTCGGTCAGTAGCATGGAATTACAAAGAACATTATAGTCCCCACGCTCGAATGCTTCGAGCACTTCCGCTCGGTCCTTCGATTCGCCGTTCACTTCCGCAGCTTTGAATCCTTTTGAATTAAGGATATCACGGAACTTCTGTGAAGTTTTAACCAGCGGCAGGAATACCACGGTTTTTTTGTCCATACAATGCTGCTTCATTTCCTCGGCTATTTGCTTCAAGTAAGGGTCAAGCGCCGTCCCGACATCGCTGGCCTTAAAATCGCCTTGCGACATTCCAACGCCAACCAGGTCGAGTGATAACGGAATTGTCAACGCCTTAATCGGGCTAAGATAGCCTTCACGGATAGCCTTCGGCAGCGTGTATTCATACGCTAGTGAATCAAAGTACGTTCCTAAGTTTTTCATATCGCCTCGGTCCGGAGTAGCGGTCACCCCTAGCACATTCGCTCCATCAAAGTAGCTGAGCACTCGCTGATAGCCATCGGATATGCAATGGTGCGCTTCGTCGACCACAATGGAATCGAAATGGTCCGGTTTAAACTTCGCCAGCCGCTTAGGCTGCTGCAAGGTCTGAACAGACCCAACGACCACACGATTCCATGAACCTAGACTGGTGGATTCCGCTTTTTCAAGTGAAGTCTGCAGACCGGTAGCTTGTAGCAGCTTGTCGCTTGCTTGGTCTAGTAACTCAGAGCGGTGAGCGAGGACGAGAACTCTCTCGCCTAGCCTTACTCGGTCCTCAATCACTTTAGAGAACACAATCGTCTTACCACATCCGGTCGGTAGGACCAGCAGCGTCTTTTTATTGCCAGCGGCCCATTCTTTATGAATGGACTCCCGTGCCTCGTTCTGATAGGGTCTGAGTTCCATTCATTACACCCCTTAGAATGCGCCGTTATTCCATGGACCAGCAACAGGCGCAGCTTGAGTCGTAGGAGCAGCTTGCTGGATTCCGCCATTTACAAACTGAGCATTTAATACTTGCGCTGGGTTCACTTCATCCGGATATAACATCGCTTTAACTTCGTTGTATTGGTCACCATTGTAAGTGCGCATTTTAATGCGGCAATAGCCACACTTGCCCATGATATTATCAAAATCCATTTGAAGCGGCGCGTTTTTTTGTTTCATCCCAACAGCTCCAAAGAACGCAGATAAAAGTCCTTCATTAGAGCTGTATAAGAACAAGTTATGGCGGATAGTAGCCTCGCCCTGTGCTGATGGTATTTTGATTGTAATTTTAGCTTGAGGGCACGCTGGGATTTTACTATTCGGACCTGGCGTGTATTGGGCACGTTCTAAACCAGATACAGTGAAATAGTAGACTCCTTCGGGTAATAGGACGAATTCTGAATCCTTTTGAATTGTATCATCCCAAGATAGCACGCGGTCCGGTTGATTCATAGGTTGGCCTATTCCTGGATTCATTGGTTGATTGTAAATTGTCATAATTTTATACCTCTTTCATTTTTCTATTTTTCATAATTTCTTCAATGGTTTTTGGCCAATGGCTGACGATAGCGCCCAAGTATTCCTGTGGAAAATTCTCAATCGGCGTATCTTTTGGAAAATGACCACGAGTGAATGCCATGAGTTGCAGCTCATCAACTGTAACTGAGTACTGAAGCATTAAGTCCTTCAGAGAGGCTGGAATGATATCTGGCACATCGATCGTGACGGGAGATTCTGGAAACGGGTCACTTGTAACTGGCTCTGTTGGACCTGCAGCTTGTATGACTGTATCCACTGATGCAATGGCTTCCTGTACTGGAGTGACTGGACCCGTAACGACCGGCGCAGCTTCCTGGATTGGTTCTGCAGCTTTCATTAGCTGTGGCATTTCTTCTACAGGATGAGCAGGCTGAGCTGGCGCTTCGAAGATATGCGCAATTTGACGGTAATCCATTGGTAACTTCGGAGCTAGACCGTGGCGATTTTTCGCGTCCCAAGCTGGGTGGTGAGTAGTATACATGAATCGCTCGCCTCCGTATGCTTTCGCCTTTTTATTTTCAGATTTAACGACCATTAACTGGTAATTACAGAATAAGACGATATCAGCCCACTCCTTAATCAACGGGGAAGTTTGAGAGCCGGTTTTTTTCCCGAGCTTCAACTCGTAGCGGTCATAAGCTCCCTCTTCTTCAGGGCGTTCAAATTTGCGCAACTGCGAGTGAGCGGTCAACACGACATGGACCCCAGAGTCCACCAGCTCCTGCAGCTTGTTCAGTAAGCGGCCCATTTCTTCGCGTACATACGTATAGCCGTTACCATACCCGAAGTCCTCGATACCTTTCTTACCATGGAACGCGCAAACATGCTCCACACATAACTGCTCCGCCCAATCAATGGTGTCAATTACTAGGGTTTTGCAGCAGCCAGGATTCACCTTTACAAACGCAATTTGATTCATAAGCATCATCCAACTGGTTGGTTTATCTAGGCGCTTTACATCCATATTTGATGTGGACCCTTCCGTGTCAATAAAAAGCGGGTCCGGGAATTGCGCAGCAAAGGTCGACTTACCGATTCCTTCGGTTCCATATATTACGACTCGCTGAGCACGGGCCTGCTTTCCTTTTGTTATTGTAAATTCCATAGATTTTTACTCCTTTCTATTTTTTAAAAGTCCTGTGTCCAATCCTTACCTGGTGCGATAGGTGCTGGGTTTTGGAAAGGGGTCACAGTATCACTTTTTACATATCCATCCTCGATAATAATCTGGCACTCCTCGCCGCTTGATACGCGAGTGGCGATTGCTTGGAGTCCCACACTTTCGAGCCATTGACCAAACTCGGTTAACGTAGGTAAATCCATCTGCTCTAATTTATCAAGTAACACGAAACCGCAATCCGGTTTCAATTTTCTAACAATAGCTGTCGAGATTCTAAGCTGCTGAGAGCCGGACATGTTGTCCCACTTTTGACCTTCGAACACTAGCTCGCCATCTTCCACGGATAGACCAGGTAATGGAAGGTCGGCACTTTCGAGCAACTGTGAACGCTCGTCCCTAACTTTCTGAATTTCAACGCTTAGCGCTTCATACTTAGTAGCGAATTCCGCAGCATCTTCTTCTGCTTTTGCTTTATCAAGGTTTGCGCGGACCTTGCGGTTGATTTCTTCGATATCAGCAATTGACTGCTCAAGTTCTGCGGTTGATTCATCAACTAGGTCCTCGATTGCTTTATTGGCGATTACGTAATCACCAAACAACTTATCGTGAACAGCTTCTTCTGCAGCAAGGGCCTCCTTCAACTGAGCCAGGCGTGCTTCAGACTGATGCAAATCATTCTTGATTTTTTCCTGGTTCAAACGCTTCTGAGCATTCTCACCATTGCGAGCAAGGATGGTCTGCTGCTCCGTAATAAGGTCGGCAATGCTGACCAAGTCGTTCGGCGCTTCCGGGTACTGCGGCTGTTCGGCTGCAAACTTTTTCTTTTGGTCCGCTACACGACCGATAGTCAATCGCTCATTATAGAGCTGCGCTTCTTTCGTATCTAGAGCATAGAGCTTATCACCTACACCGATGATGCGCAGCAAGGTCGCTGCTTTTTCTTTTGGAGTAGACTCCATGAACTTGGGCAAATTCAAAGCGAACTCCTCAACGAATGAATCGAGCAATTGCTGACCAGCACGACCACCCGATGGGTCCGTCACTTTCAAATCTGAGTTCTTACCCTTACGCTCCACGATTAGACCATTAGAAAGCTCCACTCGTAGGCTTGGTGGATTCATGGACCCTTCACGGGTAGGTTTGCTAGGTTTGAATTTGTTACCACCCAATGCCCAAGCGATGGAATCCAACACACTGGTTTTACCTTGGTTATTATTGCCGCCCAAGATAGTCAGCCCGTTAGCAGTAGGCTCAATCATTACGGCTTTTACACGCTTAACATTTTCGATTTCTAATTTATTAATTTTAACGGCCATGGTGCACTCCTTCCATTAACCTAGCACTTCGTTTACTTCTTCGTCTACTCTAGAAAACATACGCTTCATATAATTAGCTTCATTAGGACAAGTGGTTTCAATGAAGAATTTGCGAGATTTCATTCTTAAATGAGCAAGCGCTTCGTCAGCGTCCATTTTTTCTAATAGGTACTCGGCCATGATTCTATTATAATGGCATAGCTCCTCCATGAACTCCAACATTTCAAGCAGCCCGGCTCCTTCATCCTCAGAGTTCCAATTTGAACCATTTAACCAGGTCTCACCGATTAGGCAGCGCATAGTGGCATATAGTTCTTTTTTATACCCTTCTGCATTCATCATTTTTTTGTGGAACTCATCCACATTAAAATCCATAAAATTGATCGTTTTTGTCACAGATAACACTCCTTTATTTTATATCCAAATTTTTTATTAATTCATTAAGTTCCATATTTTTTACTTCTAGCTCAAGAACTTCAGTGAAAGTAATTAGTGCTTTAGTCACTGAAACTAATACTTTAATAGCTTCTCTATTACTAAGAGTGCCCTCTTTTATTGAATAAAAAATGGCTTTCACTACTCGAAACTCACCGATAGTCATTCAGAGCCCTCCAATTCAGAATTGAACCTTTTAATCAATTTATCCAAATCGCACTTCTCTAATTTCATCCCGAGACTTACTGTAGTGAACTCAAAAGTTCCAGATAATGCTCTCAATGCTAAAATCGCTTCATCCATTGAAATATAATCTTTTTTCATTTCAGTTAAAATACTTTTAATAAATTTAATTGCTTGTGGTGGCATAGGTAAACACTCCTTTTATTTTTGTTTTTTTGCTTGACCCCAAGAGTCCACGAAATCCGGCTCTACATAAGTACCATCGATATGCTTCTGTATTATCGCATCTTTCTGCACAATCGCTTTATTGATATAGACAGCGCATGCCAGTATTGCAACAATGGCTCCAAAAAATATGATATACCAGGTCATTAGGTAAGGTATAAAATACTTCATTTGAATTTTAACTTTTCTGTGTTTTTTGTTTCGCATCATAGGGTCTCCTTTTTTGTTTCATTTTGGTACGCTTCACGCAGATTATACATGTCCGCGAATTCCACTCCTAATATATCCGCCATCTTTTTCAACTGGTCCACGCTCATACAAACTGGGTCTTTTCTGAACTCGTATAAACGCTGACGGCTCACATCCATGCGGCTGGCTACCGCGTCCAACTTCAAGCCGGAATTTTGAATCAAGTCGTCAAATGGTTTAAAAGTAACACTGCTCAAACGCTCACCCCCTTTCATTGTATAATTTTTAGAATCCAAAGCGGTCGTCCATTTTTGCCATTCTATTGAGTAGCAATTCACGGGTTGGTTTGTCAAAGTTAAAATTGCAATCAGCTCTGAATCTTTCTGCTTTGCAACGTTGGATTAATAAATGATATTTACAATCGGGCATTTTTCGCATTGATAGTACATCCGTATATTCATAGTATTTTTTACCTTTTAGGATTTTGCGCTTTCCTGGAAGATATACGATGTGCATGCTTGTCAATTTATCGAATTCTTTATTAGTAATGAACTCTGGTCTATAATATAAAACCTCCAACAAATCGACACGTGGTGGGAAACAATTTCTTGAATGCATGTACTTATCGTTACCGAGTTTTTCAATTTGCAATTGGTTCCAATCAATATTTTTAAAATTCCCTTGGAAGATTTCCTTCGCTAATTTTTTAGTAATAATCATTTTTTCTTTTTCCCCTTCCGCTAGGACATTTACCGGTCCTTCACTACCTATATAACAACTCTCGTTTACATAATAGTCAACTATTATCTTGAATTTTAGTAAACTTTTTTATGTAAGTTCGTCCATGCCATACATTCACTCTATCAATGACCTCAACCAACTTATCCTCAAAGTACTCATTGCACTCCCCTTCATGCTGGCATAGGCGCTGACCGTAGGAACCGTACCCTGCGGCCACCTCTATCTCTTCGAAGGCACCGAGCACCAAATAATGCTCGATTATATCATTTATTTGTGCTACGGTTTTGGTTCTAAACTCATTATAAATATTAGTCATTACTTATATTCCTCCATTCTAGTTGTATAGTACATTAGGTTTTTACAGTCTTCCTTCGCATCCTTCAAGTACTCAGACAGGCGGCGCACGATATGCAACTCATCGATTTCTTTTTCATTCATTAGGCTAGTAGCTCCATCTAAGCGAGTAGTTAATTTGTATAAGTAGTTAGATGCTTGATAGAAGAAATTGCCGTTCATGCCATTATTAGCGTCAAATACTTTCTTTGATAATTCGATTCGTGCATTGCTAACTAGGCTTTTAATTTCTTTCATGACTTTGTCAGCTTTTGCCATTTTTTCACTTTTCATGCGGTCCTTCATTTTCCAATTGCTGCTCACTAGACCTTCTTGGTCGTGTAAGACACGCTTAACTGCTTCGTAGGCTTCTTGTTCGCTTAAGTATTGGTGCTCAGATAATTCAACTGCCACACGATAGAACTCAGCGATTTCTTTTTCAATTGGTGTGCCTTCGTATTCCTCAACGTAGTCTTCCATCAATTCCAACATACGCTCCATATCTGTAACATAATCAATCATTTTCTTTTTTCCTCCTTTAGTAGGGGTCGTCCCCTTCACTGTCTATATAATAACTCTGGTTTACATTTTTGTCAACAGATAATTGACATAAATTCAAATTATTTTTTTATTTTTTTGCTTCTATATTATGTATAGATAATTGGTCCAAAAACGCGCCTATTTGCTCGATAGGACCCTGAACATGTAAACACATGCCGGACCAGGTAAAATCTCACAGCGGTCACGCAGCGTGAAATGAGAGCATAAAAAAGGGGGCCGCCCACTTGGAGCGACCCACACGATTTTTTTTATTTAAAATGCATACGACCTGAATCATCTACATACACGGCTGCCTTGTTTAGCATTTCGCCGGATTTATTGAAATAATACCAGGACCCGTCCACATTGCGAACTTCTTCAGAAATCATGGCCCCGTTCTCTTCTTTGAGATAGTACCATTTGTCGAAGTAAGAAACCCAGCCGGTCTTCATGGACCCGTCAGAGTTAAAGAAGTACCATGACTCCCCAATGTAGACCCAACCGGTTGCCATATAGCCGCCTTCGCGAAGCCAGTACCAATGACCGTCCTCTTCGTCCTTAAACCATTGGTTCTCTAAAATGTAACCATTGCCATCGAAGCGGAACAGATTGCCCCCGATGGTCTTCCATTGGTTCTTAGGATATGACCCGTCCTGGTTACGATACCACCATCCCGCATCATCCTTGACCCAGCCCTCCTTCACTTCCGGAGTTTCTGCCACCCCGTAAGGGAAACGGATGTATCCGACCATGCCATTATATAAGCGTGTATTATAACGAGCTGGACCGCCTACTTCTAAGTAGTCCCAATTCCCGTCAATATTCTGCTCAATGGTTTTCAGAGTGTATCCATCTGAATCCTCGATGACTAGACCAGTGTGCCCATAAGGCGACCCTGGAACTTCCATGACAAAAATGTCCCCAGCTTTCGCCTTGACCCCAGGCCCCTCATATACGACCTCGAATCCTTGCGCTTTTGCAGAGTCTAATAAATTAATCGCATTACCCCAAAGCCACTTGCCGAAATAGTGGTATGCCAGGTAAGCTGGAACATCCGCGCATTGGTAGCCGTAAGCTCCATCGTTGTCGACACCTAAACCGTTATCCGCTAGATATTTATAAAAATCAAGCACTTCTTTTACTGTAACCATATAAACCTCCATAAATTAAGGAGCCGCAGCGCAGCTCCCGATTTTAATTACTGAATATCTTTTAATGAGTTGATGCCATTAACAGCTGCTTCAATTAATGATTTGCGAGAATCAGCGTCCAAGTGGATGCCGGCTTTTTCTAGCTCAGCGATAACCTGGCGCTCTGCAGCTTCGAATTTTTCTTTGCCACCTGCATCAGATACATGTCGGAAGATTTGCTCAACCGCACCCACTACTGTAGTTACAATATTTTTAGCAAGGTCATAATTGCGAGCTTCGGTCTTAGTTTTCAACTCGTCAGCTTTAGTCTGCAGATATCCACGAAGCCCCGTGAATAAAATAGCAATTAGAACTCCAAGAACACTTACAACACCTTGAATTAATGAATCATATAAATTTGGCATATTAAAAAACCCCTTTTCTGATTAGTCCGGTTTAACCGGTAATTTTAAATATAATGAATGTAAGTCCTGAATCTCACCGTTCCCACCTAAGTGAGTATAAGACTCGAACAACTTACCAATTTCTGCAGCATGGCTTACAGTAGTGTAGCCACGTTGCAGCTCTGCCTTCATATCGGCATAAAGACGATAACGCTGTGTATTCTTGATACCGCCGCGATTATCCAATCCGATGCCTTTCACTTCCTTTATTTCTTTTTTTGATTCCGCAACTTCCGCTTTCACTTCTTCGATGTGCCCGGCCATTTTAGACAGCTCCCGAAGAATATCGTCAGCGTTCTTTTTTGCTTGATTGGACATATACGCAGTGACTACACTGACTGTGCCACCAATTAAGGCAATTAATACTGCGTCTGATATCCATGGAGCTAACACATTAAAACACCGGGTGCTTTAATGGCTCTGTATTTTTTCATCATTCAGACTCCCTCCACTCTACCAGCAGCACCAGGCTCTGCGTGTTCTTTCAACCATTCCAGTGCACTAGCAAGTTCTT